TACATCAATATGTTGAATATATAGCAAATAGAAGAATGAGAATGATAGGCTTAGAACAAAAATATGAACACTCATCATCACAGAATCCATTACCATGGACTATACATTGGTTCAATAGCAGATCACTCCAAAATGCACCACAAGAAACAGAGATTGAATCTTATGTTATTGGTGGTGTAAAACAAGATGTTACTAAAGATCAATTTAAAAAATTTAAACTATAATGGCTAAAGAAATAGTAGAAGATAAAAATAAAGTACGAATTAGTTGTACAAACTGTGATGTATCATATTGGATAAAGTGGGAAGACGAAGACCACGAACCTTCAACTTGTCCTTTTTGTGGCGCTGATACATCTATACACGAAGAAGACGCAATATTTGATAATGAAGAAGACCAAGACGATTGGAATTGATTATAGTTTAAGCAGTCCTGCTATATGTGTATGTAGAGGTGAGTTTAAATTAGATAACTGTAGGATATACTATCTTACAAATGTGAAAAAATATGAAGGTAATTTTTATAATGGTAAAATAAATGGCAGACTACATCTACCCTATACCTCCGAGCAACAACGACACGATCAGATATCCGATTGGGCGATTTCTATTATTGATACTGCTATTGGTAATATTTTTATAGAAGGATACTCATATGGCAGTAAGGGTCTTGTATTCAACCTAGCAGAGAATATGGGTGCTCTTAAACATAAACTGTATAAACTCAATAAACGATTTAAATCTATAGTACCAGGTCAGATAAAGAAGAATGCTACTGGTAAGGGTAATGCAGATAAGCTAAAGATGTATGAGCAGTTTGTAAAAGATACTAGTACTGATCTAGTCAAAGAATTTGACCAATCTAAACTTAATAATCCAGTTACCGATATAGTAGATTCATATTATATTGCAAAATATGGGTACGAATCATAGATGTTCTTGTTTTGTTCTCATAATTATTCCTAAAAAGTCAATAAAATCAACGTTTTTAACGCTTGACAATTACGTATTTTTCTGATATATTATGTGTATATGACAAAAGAATACTTTAAAAGTTTTAATATTATCTACAAAAGAGAATACGTTGATCCTGAAACAGAATATGATACGTTCTGGTCTTCAGCTACTATCTACAGAAACGTACCTATAGAGAAAATCAAATACTATAGAAAACAATTACTTAAATTCAAAGCCTATGCTAACAGTAAGTATAGAGAAGACGCTACTAATTTCACAGGTGCTACTGGCATTGAGATAGTATATCCAGACGAGTACTATCAAACATATGCAGATGTATTCGGTCCAGAAACAGCTGCAGGTGACGACAATCTATTCAATGACTTCGGTCAGTTATTCAATGGCAGACAAGGCTTCAGAAAAGATTTTGATCCTGATTTCACAAAGAATTACAAAACAAAAAAACTTAACCCAAATTATATTTACAACTTAAACTAAAGGAGACACTATGCAAATTAAATTAGGAGATATGATAACAGATGAAAAAGGTAGAACTGGTGAGATAATCAATATCGGTATCGCAGTAAGAAAAGAAGATATTGCTGCTGAAGATGATAACTCATTAAATGCTAAAGAGTATGATACTGATCTAGGATATACAGGTGCAGTTACCTTTGGCTCTAACTGGTGCTATTTTGCTCAGATAAAATCTGTATCAACAAAAGAAGGTTCAGATGTTGAAATTGCAGACGAACAAGAGATTGAGTGGTGGAAGTAATGAACGGATATTTTGCTGTACAGTTAGATAAACAAAGTTGTAATGTAGTTAAGAAACTTGCTACAATGCCTGTACTTGTTTCAGATCACGTTACACTTGCTTACAATCCAGATAATAATATTTACAAAAGATACATCAAACTTATAGATAAAAAAGTAGGTGTGTTTATTAAAGGCTACAGATCAAACGACCACATTGACGCATTATGGGTTGATAATATGTTTGATAAAGATGGCAACAAAATTAAAAGAAATGATAAAGGTGCTGCTCATATTACCTTGTCACATAAACAAGGTTACAAACAAGGTGACGCAAATTCTATGTTTACAAAACCAGATACAAACATTAAGAAGTATGGTTACGTAGAAGGTAAAATCAAATATATAGGAAGATAATATGGCGTTATTATATACAAAAAATACAAGTGGTGCTATTCGTAGATTACGAAGAAAGAAACCAACTAAAGAATATTTAGTTGCTCTTGCTAAACACGTACAATATTTACGTAAACTAGGTTTTAAAGTTGACGCAAAAGGCAGAATAAAATTAGATAAGAAAGGTAGATATAAAATCAATACGTTTGTACCCTACGAAACCCCTAAAAGAGTATCTATTCCTTTGTCTAACAAAATGGGTAGTGGCGGTACTAAACCAGATAACTCTTGGAAGATTGAGGTGAGTAAAAGATTTACTATTGCCCCAGCTTACAACAAAGGACCTTATCAGGTCATTGCAAAAGAGGATATCAAAACAGCAGGAAGGAAAATATAATGTGGAATATGAAAAAATCATTGCTATTTGCTACGTTATTAGTTGCAGTAATACTAGTATCAATGAATATGGCAAGTGCAAATCCAGTAAGTAACTGGTTGACAAATGAGAAAAACAAAATTGTTGAGTATCAAACAAAGAGTTGGGCAGATAGTAAAACCCAATTAACAAATACAAAAGAATCAATATTAAACATGTTTAGGAAGAAAAATGCTACACAAGATTAGTGATTTTTGTAAGAAGATTGATAGTATCAAAGCTCAGGCAGATAAACTGTACACTTTAAAATACAGACATCCAAAGACGCCTGAGCGTGACGCTGAGTGCAATCATCTTGTGGAAGATATACAATCCATGTGTAAAATTGTCAGTAGCGACACAAAACCCTATGATTTATAAGGGTTTTTAACGCTTGACAAATAGACAATTGTATGATAGAATTAACAAATAAACTAACAAAAGGACTACATTATGATGACTAAAGAACAAGTATTTGAAGAATTTAAGATTGCAAAAGAAAAAGATATTGCAAAATCAACAAGTGAACCACCGTATGAGAATGTGTTTACAAATAGACTTAACGTGTTGAAATCTCATAAGGATGCTAAGAAATCACATCCTAGATCATACAGACATTTAGATATTAATTTTGATAATCTAATACTTGCTTACTCGGCACCTGTACCTGTAGATCATTTTTATAAAACTGTATTCGGCAAATCTTTATCACAATATACACATGATAAGAGAATTGAAGACCTTACAGAAAAACAAAAAGAAAAAGAAGCTGCTAAAAAATTGAAAGAAAAAGAAGATGAAAAAACTGTTGTATCTATTAACTAGTTTGTTGTTGCTCTCTAACTGTACTAGCATGAATCAATCCACTATTGGTGCGTCCACCACAGCGGTTGTTGCTGGTACAGCGTGTTATACGTATTTGAGTGATAATCCTGCTGTTGTGGCCACGTGTGCTGTTGCAGGTTCATTTAAAGGCGCTGACTTCATGTCAGCAGAAACAGACGATCAACTTATGACGAGGGCTTTTGTAGATCATTTAGACAATGCACCTAATAGTCCTGGTTTTACTACATGGATGAATCCTAAAACTAATAGTAATGGTATTATTAAGACTACAGGTTTTTATCTAAAAGGACCTATCAAGTGTGCTATGGTTGAAACTACACACGATCAGAATTTAGACAATACAAGGTTCTTTGATTCAATACTATATGGTAATCCGTATAGACAAATGCAATGGCATGAAGTTTGTAAAATGCCTGATGGGAGATGGATGTATGTTGATTAGATTATTTTTTATATTACTATTTGCTACAAGTGTATATGCTGAAGATAGTTTTGAAAACACAATGAAGAAACTAGAGGCATTAGAAAACAATTCTACAAAGGTTGAATATGATAAGATACAACCTATTAAGGATCAATATTGTTTTATAAAGATACAGATTAAAGAATTAGACAATGGGGAGATTGTTAAACAAGAGGTTGTAGAGTGTGCTGACGGTAGAAAAGCATATGACGGACCTAGTTATTGGGAGTTGTATGCTCAATTTTACTATAGAGATATGTTTACACCTGCCTATTGCAGATATTATGAAAGGCCGAAACATGCCTATCATAAACCTGGCAAAGTTTGCCTTGATAAAGATGGTAATTGGGAGGTAAAAAAATGATAAGAGGTCTACTGACACTTACAATTTTATGGGTTATCCTTGCTTTTGCATGGGATCCATTTACATCAATAGTTAATAAAACACAGGCTGTTGACAAAACAAAAGATATAGTATATAATGTGTTTAATAATGTAAAGGAGAAGGTGAATGAGTAAAGTACTCAAATATATAATGATAGGTCTTATGGGTGTTACACTTGCAAATTGTTCAAGTAGTACTTATAAGATAAAACAAGAGAAGGACAAACAAGTCCTAAAGGTACCGTCTTGGTATATGAAAGATTATAACGAGAAAAAAGAATGTGGTACTAAAACGTTCGGCAAAGGCAAAGATAAAGTTTGTATCTTTGGTGTCGGCACAAGTGTTTCACCAGATTTAGAACTTGCAATTGAAAAAGGTATGATGATTGCAAAGGCTGAACTTGCTGACAAAGTAAAAGGTGAGATGAATAAGAAAGCAAAAATATTTACTACAGAATTAGGTAAGAATACTAATAAAACTGTTGTAACAGATGTAGAAACTACATTGGTAAATATAATCAAACAGACGCCTGTAAGAGGTTATGAAGTATTTGCACAAGAGGTAACTCTAACAAAGAACGGATACTACAGATCATGGATTGGTTTAAGATTACCTATGGGTGAGTACAATAAGATGTACAACTACTCTATTGAAACTGTTGTTGACGCTTTCAAGTTAAAAGAAATGGCTGATAAAGCTTATGATGAGGTTGAAATTATCGCTAATGACTCATAAGATTGAAATATACTCAAAGCCTAATTGTGTCTATTGCGAGAAATCAAAACATCTTGTGAAGTCACTAGGCTTTGAATACGAAGAAAAGATGTTCGGTAAAGATTTTACATCTCCCGAACAACTTTACGAGGCCGTAGGTAAACAAGTACGAACTATGCCTCAAATTATAATAGATGATAAACATATCGGTGGGTATAACGAACTAATTGAATACTTTGCTGATAAAGGTTTAGTAAACTTTAAAGGTGAGAAAATATAATGGCAATATCAGATTATTCTTCACACGATTGGCGTAAACATACAGATGACGCTGTTGTAGTAGATGAACATGGTACAATTATTAGACCTGTGAATGATTTAAAAGTTAAATTTACAGATCCTAAAGACTTAAAACCATACGAAGTTGACATATCAAGGTTAATAAGAGTCTTTGTCAACAACATAACAGCTCATAGAAGGAGTGTTAAGTAATGCACAAATTAAATACTGTTTTACTTTTAGTACTACTGACTATAGCAGTATGTAATTCAATTGCTATCAAAAAACTCAATGATGAAGTATTTTGGCCTGAAGGCATAATGAAACCTATGAATAAATGATGACAGACAAAGAAAATCCAGATAACATAATATTGTTTCCTAAAATTCCTATGAGAAGACCTAATCAAAAAGCAATGGAGTTAGACGCTAAACGACAAGAGATGATGAGATTACAACACAATAAGGTTTACGTACAGGCTATAAGTGAACAGTTAACAGAATCAATGTTATTGACATTAAGAGATGAAAATATTGACATAACAACTAAAACGTTTTTAAGTGACTATAAACTATCACTAGAAGCAATTAAGTCTATGTTGTTGAGGGTTGTACATATGAAACACCCACTACAAGATAGAGTAGATAGATCAATAACAACAAAAGGTGAAGGTAAAGACACATATGCTATTACTATTGACTATACAAAATTTTAAGAATTCCATAAAGCACTTTGGGGTAGTTGCTAATGCTGGCAAAGTTAGTAACTTTAATCAATGCCATAATAGAAGGAGTGAATTGAATGTTTAAATCATTATTCGCAAATGACTCATTAAGAGTTGTATCAAAATCAAAAAAAACTGAAACTAGAGGAAGAAAAACTATGTCTAAAAGACAAAAAGTTTTAAACCTTTTGTTAAAAGGTGACTCTGTAACTTGGAAAACTTTAAGAAGCAGATTTGACCTTGTATCACCAAGAGCACTTGTTGATACGTTAAGAGCAGAGGGTAACATGATATATGTGAACCAAACTGCTAAAGGTACTTCATACAGAATGGGTGTACCAACAAAAGCGATTATCGCTGCTGGTATCAAAAAATTATATGGGACTCCGTTCGCATATAAAAATGCCTAATACTCCACGAGTATAAATAAATGTATAGGGGTAGGGATACTTACCCCTTTACATAACAACATGAGGAGGGCATTATGCCAATGACATCATCACAATTACATGGTATGGATACAGCAGGTTCATCTGCTCCATTACTACATGAAATTCTAACCAAAGTAAACAACGCTAAAGACAAATCAAAGAAGATTGACGTATTAAGAGAGAACGATTCAGTACCATTAAGACAAATACTGAAAGGTGCTTTTGATCCTAAAATCAAATGGGATTTACCAGAGGGTACGCCACCATACAAAGTGAATGACGCACCAGCAGGTACTGAACATACAACACTACATACAGAATCCAGAAGACTATGGCATTTTGTAGAAGGTGCTGATAAAAAACTTTCTAAATCTAAAAAAGAAATCATGTTTATTCAAATGTTAGAAGGCCTACACGCTGATGACGCTAAACTTTTAGTTGCAGTTAAAGAAAAAGAACTCAATAAAATGTATAAAGGTTTAACGGATGCTGTGGTCAAAGACGCATTTAGATGGAATGAAGAATACAAAACCTTCTAATATCATAAATATTATAGAGTGATTCTATAAAATTCAACTATAGGGTGCAGAACAAAAGTAGAACATCTACCGACAACTTGTCGCACCCTATTAAACCTTTGATTTATATATACTTTTAATCCATTTTTTGCTTGATTTATGCTTCTAATTAGTGTATATTAGCAGTATGAAAACAACAAAAAAGGAGATTATATTATGTCAAAAGTAAAACAATGGGCTGAAAATACAGCCGAAGAAGCAGTTGATACGATTATTGGTAAACTGACATCTGGCGAGATCAATAGAAGTGACGCTAGAACTGAAATTATGAAAGTTGACAACTTGAACCTTGTCGGTATCAACGAACACAATATTGATGAAGTGATTTACGAGGCTCACGTTAATGCGTAAACCTTTCTTTATATTATTTTTATTATTTGTCTATACTTGGTCTTGGTCAATCTTTAATGTTGCCAAGGCAGATGATTATAACACAAAAGTTATAAGTCATGTTATATCTGAAAAGATAAAAGGTACAGATATTGATACTTCATACATCATGGAGCAAGAGATAGAACGACTTGCTCATAAATTTTTGATAGACTCTGTTAATATATTACAGGCATACCTTCCACAGATTATAGAGGGTGTTGCTGCTGATTTAAGATTAAAACTTGACGAAGAATATAAAAAGGAAATTTTGAATGGCGAAAATGATAACTAGAAAATCAAAAGCAATTAAGCTTAAACGTAAACTTAAAAAAGAATTTTCTGTAACAAGAAAATATAAGACTACGTACAAAGACATCAAAAAATATTTCAAAGAATTAAACAACGCTATTTTTGATAACAAGTTATCTCCTTTTGGGCAGATACAGATCAAAGATTTAGTACGAGAAAAATGCGTAGGACAAGTGGTAACGTTTGAGTGGAAACGTAAAGGTACAAGAATGTACAAGTTAGAGATGTTACCTGACTATCCAGAGAAAAGAGATTTTATGGACACACTAGTCCATGAGATGGTACATTTGTATCAAATGCAAAATCTAGGTGATACAGGCAATCATAATGATGTGTTCTGGTCGTTTAGCCCAAAAGTAAACTTTGTCGGTTTACAACTATAAAGAAAGATATATTATGAAAAGAGGTGAGAAGAATCATATAGATGAGTGGCTACAGAAAGAAATAAAAAAAGGTATTAACATTATTGATAATGTATTTAAGAATAATGTTATTAAGTGGGAATTATATTATACAGGTCATCTACAAAAAGATATTCTAAATAATTTTCCAGGTAGAACAAGTAAAAAAATATTCAAAGGTTATAGGAACCATTTGAACAACAGTAACCTTGTGTTTATACAAAAGAAGTTTGAAGAACACGGTTATGAATATTATGTAAAGAGAGGTATATAATGAAACTATTGAAAAAACATAAAGAAATCTTAAACGAACTAATAAAAGGTAAAGGTCATTTTAAGACACCTACAGTACCAAAAGACTTTAAAGACAAGGTAAGTGTGCTAGACACAATCGTACCTTTATATCTAAAAGGTCTATTAACGTTTCAAAGACAATACGATATACCATTAATCGGACCATCAAATGAACATATGGTTAGATACAAATGGTATGAAGTTATGATAGATAAAAAGAAATCAATCAAAGATTTAAAAGAGGTGGTTAAAAATGGCAACATTTAGAACAATAGTAAGAACATTGATGGTTGTAGTTATATTATTATTTACATCATTAGTGTATTACGGATATGTACAAGATGGCGCTGCTAGAGCAGAGGCAGACATACCTACACTTCCTGATTTTGAACACACAAATAATCAACAGTTTATAGACAACGTTTTACAATGTGTTGATTATATTGAACACAACACCACAGATGTTTATCCTGTAAATTTAGAACTATTGATTGCTCAGGCAGCGTTAGAGTCTGGTTGGGGAAACAGTAGATTTGCTAGAGTAGGTAAAAATCTATTCGGTATAAGAACATATGATCTAAAAGAACCACATATGTTGCCTTCTAATAATCCTAAAAAATGGGGTGTAAAAGTTTATACACATGAATGTGATAGTGTACTTAATTATATGCAAGTGCTAAACAATGGTGGTGCATATGAGAAGTATAGAAATCTTATAGATAGTGGTCAGAATGATCCATATGTACTTGTAGAAACACTTGACGCATATGCAGCTGATAAACATTATTTCTCAAAAATAAAAAGTATATTAACCAAAGTAAGAAGTGAATATGAGGTAAAACAATGATGGATTTACAACATGGGTTATTAATGGCAATCATAGGTTGCTCAGTAACGTTTATAGGTTTCTTTATTGCATATCTAATTGCTAATAAAAATCATATGAAGTCGTATAAAAAGAAAGTCAAAACTCCTATGGATGATTTAATGAAAGACATGCCTGGGTGGAAAGCAGATGATTGTCAATGAGTTATGCTCAAACAGAAAATCACAAAAGAAATGTTAGAACTTTAGCAGAGAGTGCTAAAGGTAAAAAAATGACACGTAAAGTTGATACATGGGAATACGAATCACTTGCAGATTGTATTAGAATGGATCAAGTACCTACAAACGAAATCGCAGAATTATTTACTGATAAATCGTTCTATAAGTACTATAAAAACAAGTATTTTTAATGCTTGACTTTGCAGATAAATTGATATATAATAGACCCTATGATACACGAAGAAGACATTAAAAGACAAGAAGACCCAAAGATTAGAAAGTTAAAGTTACTAGCAAAAGCATGTTCTAATGCTCAACTTGACTCTTTCAAAAAACTATGGTATAATAAACTTATGCAACTTGCTAAACAATATAACATGACAGATTATGTTACAAGAAAATTGATACACTAATGAATATATTTTATGTTGATAAAAATCCTGTAACAGCAGCCAAGATGATGTGTGATAAACACATTATCAAAATGATATTAGAGTCTGCTCAGATGTTATGTACAGCAAAACGTGTGCTTGACGGTACAGAATATTTTGACACTACAAAGAATGGTCGTAAGATTAAAAGATGGCGATTAGACAATTCTAACGAAGAAGCAACTTTATACAAGGCAGGTTGGCTAGGTCACCCTAGTACACAATGGGTTATTAAATCAGCATACAATTACACATGGTTATATAATCACTTTGTAGCTCTTAACCAAGAATACAGATTAAGATGGCAAAAAAATGTCAATCATGTTTCTATTGATAAACTTGCTGAACTACTAAAGTACCCACCTAAAAATGCACCACTTAACGTAGTAGCTACAGACGCTACACCAGCAATGCCAGAGTATTGTAAGATACCAGGTGATGTAGTAGGTTCATATCGTAAGTATTACATATTTGAAAAAGTAAGATTTGCTAAATGGGAAAAACCAGGTGCAGTTATGCCTGAATGGTTTGCCGAAGGGATCGCAGATGTTAAAGCAGCGAATACAGACCAGGGGTGAAGACCTTAAAATGTTGCAAGGACACGATAGACTTGCTTATTTAATTGACATTGCAAAAGACGTACCAGCATTACCAGAAGAAGTTAAAACAGATGACAATAAAATACGTGGCTGTGCTAGTAATTTATGGTTGATAGGCGGAACAAAAGAAGATAACACAATGATATATAGAATAGACGCCGATTCATTTATAACAAAAGGTACAGCAAAACTAATAACTGACCTTGTAAATGGGTGTACTAAAGATGAAGTTGCCAACTTAACAATAGAAGACTTTATACCTTTAGGTATTAGAGAATTATTAACAATGCAAAGACAGAATGGTCTAGGAAGTTTAATACAGAGGATAGTAGCAATAGCTAATACTAAATAGAAATATGAATAATGTAACAGATTTTATACAACTGAATATGAATTTTTTAAATGATATTCAAAGTTATCATTGGCAAACTGAAACGTTTAGCGAACATGAACAACTAGGTGAATACTATGATAAATTTAGCAAACTTAATGACGAGTTTGTAGAAACTTACCAAGGTAAGATAGGCACAAGAATTAAATTTAGTGCTGAATTAAGACCTGGTATAATGAACTATGCTGATAACGCTCAAGTAAGAGGCGAAGTGCAAAAACAAGTTAGCAGAATAGGGAAGATAACACAGCACAGTAAGGTGCAAGGTCAAATGGATTTAGAAAGCATATTAGAAGATATGCTTGTGGTAACAAACCAGTTACTCTATCATTTATCTTTAAACTAAAATGCCTCTATATTCATTTAAAAATACAAAGACAGGTAGAAAATTTACCGACATGATGTCTATTGCTGAGATGGAAGAATATCTAGTAAAAAACAAACATATCAAACAACAAGTAACAAGTATTAATATTGTTGCAGGTGTAAGTGGTCAAAGTTATAGAAGTGACCAAGGTTGGAAAGAAACACTATCAAAGGTTGCAGAAGCACACCCAATGAGTGCTTTAGCAAATGAAATGGGTACAAAGTCAACAAAACAGATCAAAACAGAGCAAGTAATGAAAAAGCATAAGGCTAGACAACGTGCAAAATCTAAATAATATAGGGGTGCAGAGCGAGCAACTGAAAAACAACGGTCGTATACCAGAGTCTAATAAGTCAATCCGCTCATTGCACCTACTAGTTAAACAAGGAGAAAACTAATGGCAGACATACCTGATTTTATGAGGGAGTTTGATACAGATACCGATTATGGTTTTACTCCTGTATCGCAGAAACCAGTTGAAGAAACATCACCAGCTATTGACCCTAAAGTAGTAGAAAATTCTAGTTTAGAGATAGCAAAAGTTAAGGCAGATGTAACAGATATAAAATCAATGATGAACGAGGTTATGCAGATTGTAGCAGAAAAAGACTCTGTTAACAAAGAAATACAGGACGCTGACGTATCAGCAAGATTTAAAGAGATTGAGAAGATTGTATTACCGTTTTTATATAATCTTTCAAAATCCAAAGAACCTTATATACATTGGCCTAACAGAGGACCAATTATCAAGGCTCAAATGGATAAAATATTAAAACTTACAAGGGGATAATATGTTAGAAATAAAAGCTCATCATAAAGAACTAAAACGAGCAGTGAATGAAGTTGAAGATAAAAGAACTGTTGACAGATCAACAGGTTCATGGTATGATTTAAGAACCTTAAAGAAAATTAAACTTATAGCAAAGGATAAATTAAATGCAACTAAGCAAAAACTTTTCGCTTAAAGAAATGACTGCCTCTCAAACGGCAGATAGACATGGTATTAGTAATAATCCAAGCGAAGATCATATGGATAACTTAAAAAAACTATGTGAGAATGTACTACAAAAGATTAGAGATCATTATGGCAAAGTGGTTTCTGTATCAAGTGGCTATCGTAGTCCTGAATTGTGTGTAAAGATAGGATCAAGTATGAAGTCCCAGCACGCTAAAGGCCAGGCTGCGGACTTTGAAATCTTTGGTTTAGCAAATGCTGAACTAGCAAAGTATATAATAGATACTTTAGATTTTGACCAATTGATATTAGAATTTCACAATCCAGAAGAACCTAATAGCGGGTGGATACATTGTTCTTATAAAAACAAAGAAGAAAACAGAAAACAAGTATTAAGAGCATACAGAAATGATGATGGCAAGACGGTATATGAACCGTATGACCCTAATTGAGCTGCTGAACGTCTTAATGATGACAGAATAATAGAACAAAACAAGATCATTGACTTGTATATGCAAAAGGGTATATAGCTTGACAATCTTGTAAGAATCTGATATAATGATTATATAAAATATAGGAAGGTATATTATGTTTAAACATGTTAAATTGAATGAAGAAGTATTGCCTAAAAGTTTAGGTGTGAAAGGTAAAAACCAAGATGGTGTAAGATATTATACTATTGATGGTGTTAATATGCCTTCCGTTACATCCATACTAGGACAAATACCAGAAAAACAAGTAGGTCTACAGGCATGGCGAAATGCAGTTGGCGAGAAGATGGCTAACTATATTTCTACAACTGCTATTAATAGAGGTAAGACAACTCATACCTTAATTGAGAATCACTTAAATAATGAAGATGAGAAGTCAGTAGGTATAACTGCTGTTACACCACTAGGACTTTTTAGAATAATGAAACCATATCTTGCTAGACTAGATAACATACATTGCCTAGAAGAATACCTATACTCAAAAGAAATAGGTGTTGCAGGTCAAGTAGATTGTATTGCTGAATACAAAGGCAAACTATCTGTGGTAGACTTTAAGACATCTACAAAAAGAAGGGATGCTAATTACAATTATGCTAACTTCTTACAATGCTCAGCATATGCAAAAATGTATGAAGAGCTATACCCAAATTGCAAGATAGAACAAACTGTTATATTGGCCACGTGTGAAGACGGTTTTGTACAAGAATGGATACATACCGAAGACAAAATCAAAGAACACCAAGAGTTATTTTACAAACACACTAAAGACTTCATGGACAAGAAGAAGATTTAGCTCTATCTATTATAAATACTTTAAACAAAAGATAAAGCAATTTATCAGCAAAAAGGATTAATAGATGAAAATAATAAAAGAAAATCTATTACTTGCCTTCTTGGTTAGTTTTATATTAATAGTGTCTAGTATATCATTTGCTGAAGAAACTAACGATTGGGAAAGTACAAAATACGATTTTAGATGGATGCACGTACCAGTAGTTTGTGGTACATCACCAGAGATAATAAGATATCTTTCTGATAACGAATTTGTATTAGAAAACATATCACTAGGTAGAGAAGGTGCTAAAGAAACTGGCAACCCATCCTATTTTGTTGCATACTATATCAACAAGCAAGGCGATGAATCTGTTGCTGCTATAACTTCACCAACAGGACATGAAACTTGTATGATGTATAGAAGTTTTAATTTAGAAAAACCTGGTGACCCAGCATAAGAATTTAATGTTGAAGGTTAGTCAATAACTAGTGAGGACGTGGGTGCGATTCCCACCACCTCCACCATAACTACTCTTACGAAGCATAGTCTATAGACGGATAGAGTAGTTATGCTGGGGGTGAGTTAGATTCGACTACTACTAAACCTAACTGGAGTTAAATCGCTAACAACGTACTGTTAACCTTTAAACGACAATCACATAGATTATCGTATGGCTGCTTAGGTAGTCGGGGTTTGCCTGTACCTTGCAACAGAAACAGGCTTGACAAAACGTTGATATTAAGATATAATGTAATTATAACAAGTGAGGTAAATTATGAGTATAATGAATGACAATGAAATAGATAGAGATTCGCATGACCAAGATATAACTTATGAAAATGAACAATCAACAGTTACAATAACACTAAAAGAATACGACAAGTTAAAAGAACAAAAGAATTTTATTACAGACCCAAGTCTAATATCAATCATAGATAAGATTGAAGAATTAACAAGAGCATTAAGAAAACACATAGTAAGAAAATTTTAATGTTAATGAATAGTAAAAAGTTTGCATTAATAATAGAAGCGATAGTCAAAGAGAAAAGAATGTCCTATATGGATGCCGTACTCAAATATTGTGAAGAACATGATATAGACACAGCTTCTGTAGGACCACTAATAAACAAATCATTAAAGGAAAAAATTAAAGAAGAGGCAGAAAAGCTGAACTTGGTTGAACGATCAAGCACAGCGATCTTACCTATATGAACAGCTATGAGGCATATACATTATATTTGGCTATTAAACTACACTTCACTTCCGCTAGTTATGATTATTACAGGCACAATGCCAAAGTTAATTCATCATTTAACACATTTTTAAAACGTAATGATAGATTTTTTTTTCATAAACTTACTACTAAATACAATAAGGAAGAAATGTTAGAATATTTTGTATGCAATTTCTTCCATAACTCAAAGACATGGATAGGCAATTTAGTTAGAGCAGATGGAGAAACTTATTACAGCAGGTGGAAGAAGTATAATCAATCATTTACGTACAATTTTAGAAGCGATTGCGTATTGCTTGATAATGTTATTAATGATAATTCTATTCGGTTTGATGATGTCTTTAGTGTACATAATGGGCAACATCCAAGATTGCTACGACTACTTCTATCTGAAAAAATATCAATACAGACACTCATCATCTTGGATCAAATACTGTCGTTTGTTAAAAATTGGGACAAAGAGATTGCTGAAAACGTTATCTGGCCTGAAAAATCATTTAAGTTAAAAAAACTAAAACCATTTATCAAGTTTAATCTTACAAAGTGTAAGTTTATAATGAAAGAGATTTTTGTATGAGCGAAGAGCGTAAATTAACAGAGCAAGAAGTAAGAGAAGAATATAGATCACAACGTAGGGACAGAGTATTTGCTGCATGTTGGCCTGCTAATAATGATAGTTTTTACGAGTGGTGTTCTCAATACGTAGATTACAAACATATAACAAAGAATAAAAAGAAATGACAATTGAACCTATAAGAGAAAAACTAGATGACAAGATTGCTAAACTAAACAGTAGCAGAGTTATTAAGAAGATTACACCTAGAGGTGACCTGTCTTGGTATGTAAAATGGGTATCAGTATTTCTTATATTATTTGCAACTGTAGCCAGAAGTGTTGGATCAATACCTCAAGTAGATATGTGGTTCGGTCTGTTTGGAACTATAGGTTGGGCATACGTAGGATATCTATGGCATGATAGGGCATTATTAGTATTGAACTCTATACTTGTTACACTATTAGTTGTAGGTTTAGCAAATTATTATTATGGTTAAATACTTCCATGAAGAATGGCCTAAAGAGGAAGAGATGTTGAATATAGGTATGAAGATGAGTAAAAGAAACAAGGCAGATAGAATTAGAAGAGCATTTATTATAGGCAATGGTGAGTCACGTAAGGACTTTGACTTGACAACATTAAAAAAGTATGGTAAGATATATGCTTGTAATGCCTACTATAGAGATAATCCTTTACCAGATGTATTGATCGCAGTTGATAGCACTATGACACACGAAATATATCACAAAGGTATTGCTCATAAGATACCTTGTTACTTTAGAGAGTGGACTAAATGTCCTAACTTCATGTATGATACAATGGTGTTAGGCATGTTACACGCACAAGACAAAGACAAAGCAGATAGCATGATTACAAACAAAGGCCCAACTAATTACTATGTTATGAATGCTCATACAATCAAAGGTGAAGCAACGATAAGAAAAGAAGACGGCACGAAGTATAAGAAAGATGTTGACAATGCCCACATTTATGTATCTTGGATAACAGACGGCGACAAGACACAAGAATGGGAAGACCCAGGTTATCATGCTGGTGCAACAGCAGGTCATGTTGCTTGCAAGTATGATACAATAAACGAGGTTTATATGATAGGTATGGATTTAAGATCGGATACAAAGATGTACAATAACATGTACAAAGGGACTAAAAACTACTCATCAGCACATTATGAACCCAGCCCTACAGGCATATGGGAAGCAGAGTGGTTACGAGTATTGAAAGACAACTCTAACGTGTCATTTTACAAGGTAAATAAGGCAGATGATGATAATACAACTAATCAGAAACTACTAGGAAACGAGAAGAATTTAACATATATTAATCAAGCACAGCTGCTTGACAATATGCGTAAATGGTGATATTATATAATAATGGTTTAATAGTATGAAAAAGAGTATAAATAATACTATACTTACACTAATACAATTAATACGTACAACAATATATACAAGGAGAAAATACAATGTCAAGTGCATTAGAAGCCCTAAAGAAGTCAAAATCAAATTTTGACACACTAACGAAACAGTTAGAAAAAACAATAGATCAACCAGAAAAGAAAAACAAATACCAAGACGATAGGTTATGGAAACCTGAACTTGATAAATCAGGTAACGGCTATGCCGTGTTAAGATTTTTACCTGCAATTGAAGGTGAAGATATGCCGTGGCAGAGAGTCTGGCACCACGCCTTTCAAGGACCAGGTGGTCAATGGTATATTGAGAACTCTTTAACTACACTAAACAAAAAGGATCCTGTTAGTGAAGAAAACACAAGGTTGTGGAATACAGGCATAGAAGCCGACAAAGGTATTGCTAGAATTAGAAAAAGAAAGTTACAATATTATTCTAATATCTTTGTAGTAAGTGATCCTAAACATCCAGAGAATGAAGGCAAGGTGTTCTTGTTTAAGTTTGGTAAGAAAATCTTTGATAAGATTACCGAAGCAATGAACCCAGCTTTTGAAGATGAAAAGGCAGTTAACCCATTTGATTTTTGGGAAGGTGCAAACTTTAAACTAAAAATCAGAAAAGTTGACGGCTACTGGAATTATGATAAATCAGAATTTGAGCCAGTTAGTAGAATGAAACCTACCGATGATGAGATTGACCAAGTATGGAAATCTCAATACGCTCTCAAGCCCTTCATTGATCCAAGTAACTTCAAGTCTTATGACGAACTCAAAGAGAAACTGAATAAGACCCTTACTGGACAAAGAAGTACCGAGTCAGTTGAAGATATTGACCTCCCACCTGTCAGTAACGACATACCAACGTCTTCTAACAATTCGGTAGAGAAAGTTGAATCGTCCAACGATAGCGATGACCTATCGTACTTTAGTAAATTAGCTGAGGACGATTCATAATCTATCTCTCTCACTTTCTCAATTGGGTAGCCTTCGGGCTACCCACATTATTTCTTTAATATGTTACCTATAAAATTAGATAAACCTAAAGACTATTTCAAAAACAATATTCATAAAATCATTTCCGATTATCATAGCAAAGTTATGACTAACATTAATGATACACAGGATAAGATGAATGATTTTACAAACGATCATCATTTAATATATGAACTCTTTTACGCTAAAAAAGAAATAGAACTAATGGAGATGTATCACAATAGAGCTAGAATAATAAGTACAAACGCAGGAAGAATATTTGATACAGTAATTAAATTTATTATACAAGACATTGAAGGTGGTGAAAGTGAATATATTGACAACCCTGGTTCACACCCTAATAGATTTGAGATTGATATTCTAAACCATGATAAGAAATTAGCATACGAAGTCAAATGGCGTGACGCAGGCACAGACGGCGACCACACAAACAAAGAATTTAGAAAAGTAGATTTACTTGTTCAACAAGGTTACACACCTATTAGACTAACGTTTTTTATGCCAGAGCTAGAACGCTCATTAAAAGCTCAAACTAAAATTATAAACTACTATGATGAGCATGGTAAGACCTACACACAAGATAAAGCATTTGAATATATAAATCAAATGGCAAATATAGATTTACTACAGATATTAAAAGATTTTAAAACGTTTTAAGATGATCTTCGGTCAGTATTAGAAACTTCATGTTTCGTTTTATACACCAAGCATACGCTGTTGACCACTTTCTTCTATTCTTTTCATAAGTTATCAATGCGTTTTTATATGTACGTGTTTCTCTCAAAGGTCTTTTAGGTTTACGTGTTTGTTTTTTAGGTTTAATTTCTACAACAAACCTTTCAAATGTACCATTTGATTGTCTAACTTTCATATAGAAATCAGGATAATATCTATGAGGTCTATTGTCAACTGAACGATAAGATATTACTATTTCCTCACTACCCCACTCAACAACATCTCTATTTTTATCACAATAAAGCATAAAACGTTTCTCCCAACTAGAACGATAAATAACATTGTTGACATTACCTTTGTATTTCTGTGGGTTCATTGGCTTATATAAACCTTGATACGGACGTCTATCTATATTCTTCAACTTCTTCATAAATCTATTTATTACCAACATAAATAGTAGTATGGCAAGTGTATTTGATACAATCAAAAATAGACAAGGGGATAGTGCTAAATCTGCTACTTGGTATAGAACGCAAGTAAACAAGATAGCAAGCAGTACTACTGCTAGACAATTGTTTAGACAAAACAAACTAAATGGTCGTCCTAGTGTAGGCAGATTGAATTTATTTGGGTACAATCCTAAATTTAGAAAAACGTTACCTTATTATGATATATTCCCACTAGTGTTACCACTAGAGCCTATACCAGGTGGTTTTATGGGTATGAACTTTCATTATCTACCACCATTATTAAGATTTAGATTATTAGAACGTATGCAGGCAACAGCATCCGATCGTAGATTTGACAAGAATACAAGATTTGATGTTGCTTATGATGATGTAAAGAATGTAACAATTGTAAAACCAACAATTAAGAAATATTTGTATTCACAAGTACAAACAGGATTTTTAAGAATAAATGCAGACGAGGCCGCTGTTGCAATATACTTACCTGTACAAAGATTTAAAAAGGCGTCTGAAGGAAAAGTTTATGCAGATAGTAGGAGATTTATTTAATGTCACTAATTAGTATAGGTAAGAGAATAGGTGATATGGATATACGATTAGGTATACCACCATCTAAACCACAATTTAGTACAACAGAAACTAATAGAAGATTCTCATACAATAATGTTTCATCTAATTTCAATTCAGTATTTAATGAATTTAGATCAGGTCTAACACAAGGTGGTGGGTTAGCAAGACCTACACAATTTTTAGTTACGATTGATGGACCACAAAGTAAAGCATTACCACGTGATTACGTTTATGCTGATCCTACAGGTTCTAAAAAACAGGCTGCTAGAATGATAAAAAGTGCTAGACTAGCAGGTGCAATAAAACAAAATATGCAGATCAGAATGGATCTATTTTGCTCAAACGTGTCTATGCCAGGTAAAACTATTACAGACGATACAAATGAAACTTACTATGGTCCTAAAAGAGCCATTGCTAAGAATGTAAGTTTTGAAGAAGTTACACTAGAATTTTATACAAGTATTAATTATGATGAAAGATTATATTTTGAGGCATGGCAAAACTCTATTGTAGACCCTATAACTCACAATGTAGGTTACTATGATGACTATGCTACACCTTGTATGATAACAATTACACCGTTAACTAAATCATTTACATCAGCACTTGCTAATTTTGAACCAACAGGTGACGCAGTAAGAGATAGGGAGACAATACGTAAGAGTTTAGGTGACACGTCTGGTTATTCATCATATCAGGTACAGATGTACGAAGTATGGCCTAAAACTATTGGTGCTCAAGTATTAGCATATGACGCTCAAAATCAAATAGTTAAAACAAGTGTAACATTTACATACAGAAATTATGCTACAACAGCATGGAACTATCTAAAAGATACTTCAACAGTAGAGAATAGAAGAAACAAGAAAAATAGATACGAATATAGAACAAACACTACAGCGATACAAACTAGCTTTTTAGACAACTTGCCATTTGGTATAGGTAACGAGATAGGTAGAGCAGGTAGACAAGTATATGAGAAATTAAGAAGAAATTTGCCCATTGGGCGAGTAACAGGAGGTCGTGTATTTCCTAAGGGTCTACCTGATCCTAAAATTATACGTGATATATTATATTAAAGGAGTAAATAATGCTTAATTTTATGAAGACGCCTGAGCATGACTTGATTTTGTCAGATGGTGCAAAGGTAAAGTACAGACCTTTTTTAGTGAAAGAAGAAAAGATTTTGCTAATGTCTGTAGAGAACAACGTAGAACAGGAGATGATTGATACACTAATCAAAACTGTTCAAACTTGTGTGTTGACAGATGGTATTGATGTTACAAGGTTGCCAGTTTACGATTTTGAATGGTTATGGTTAAACATAAGATCAAAGTCAGTAGGTGAAACTGTACAACTAAAACTAAAATGTCCAGATGATGAAACACAAGTTGTAGATTATGATTTTAAAATTGAAAGTGTAAAACCAGACTTTAGTAAAAAGGTGAACACACATATACCTTTTACAAAAGAGTACGGTGTAATAATGAAAGTGCCAACTATAGTAGAAGTAGCAAATAAGAAAACTATAATTGACCTTACAGTTAATTTGATGAGAGATTGTATTGCTCAAATTTACAATGGTGATGAGGTGTTTGAATCAAAAGACCTTGACCCAAAAGAATTAGAGCAGTTTGTTGACAACTTGACTATGCCACAATTCAAAATGATAAAAGATTTTTTTGAACAGTTGCCTATCATAAGTCATACAATCAAATACAAGAACCCTAAATCTGGTGTAGAGCATGAGATGTTATTACAAGGAGCGTCTGATTTTTTTCAGTTACCCTCTTACATGAAAGCCTAGAGAGTTTTTATAGGACAAACTTTGCTTTAATGCAATACCATAAATACTCATTAGGTGACCTTGAAGGAATGTTACCATGGGAGAGGGAAATATATGTTGAACTATTAGTACAGCATATAAGAGAAGAAAACGAGAAAATAAGAGATAAACAAAAACAAGGGAGATAATATGAATTTCTTAAAAAATATGTTTACACAAGGGTGGAACGGTTTCAAATATGGAATCAAATCATTATGGCATTTTATTGAGGTAGAGATACCTGAATTAATGGCAAACTGGAGACTAGTACCAAGACTATTAATGGTTGCTTATGCTTGGGCATTTTTAGATGTAATCAATTGGTTTATGGCACTAGAGAATCCTAACACAGCACAGGCAGGGTTAGTGTCAGTAGTAGTTGGGGCTGGTGCAGGTTGGTTTGCAATATATGTAGGCGGTAAACCATCAAAGGTTAAAAACAAAGACTAATGGCAACACCACAATCTAAAATCTTTACAAAGGCTCAGGCAGGCAATTTCAAGTCGATTCTTAAAAAACAAAAAGAACAAGAATCTGACCCGAAGTTTGCTATATCTGATTCATTGCAGGAGTTTCAATCACAACTTGAATCGAATGCTGGTTACACAAATCAGATGAAACTTGACAAGGCAAATATACGACAGGATATAGTTAACTTTGTAATAGACTATACCGTGAGCGACCTTGACGCATTGAAAGGTATGGATTTTGATGAGGCAAAGACACAGCAAGCAACTACAGAAAAGA